ATGGAAACAGGAACAAATAGCCAAGGCAATACATCTTGAAAGAAGTAGTGTGTCAAAGAAGATATCCGCATATATGGCATATTCACGCCATTTATAGAAATGAGAAATTACATCGGTTGACTTTTGTATGTGATCTTATTATAATCCGGTTATAGCTTCTTTGGATAAATAAAAAACAGGAGGTATGATTGCCATGTCAAAAGCCAGGCAGGAACCAAACCCTATGGAAGAACCACAGACTGCCAGAAAAGACCATTCTGAACTGCTGAAGGGGATTCGTCAGTATTATGAGCTGTTGGTCAAAACAAAACAGAGGGGAAAGCAGAGTTATAAAGATATGGGTGGTAAGATGGAGTACGAGTACACGTTCTTGCGGAAAGCAGAAGCACACACAAATATTGCGGAGCCACCGGGGGATATACAGGGGAAGCTCCACTAGTAGCGGGTGTGGTCTGCAACTTTCACACAATTCACAAAAATCCGTGCTATAATTTAAAATGACAAAGGTGTCAGCAGGTGCGGATGCGTTTGTCCCTCTTGTAAATATATTTATAAACTCCAGGAAGAAGGGTGCCATTTGGCATCCTTTTTTCTGTCCAGAAAGGAAGGTGTTGCCGGATGGCACTGACAGGGAAGCAGCAGCTCTTTGTCGAAGAATACCTGATTGACCTGAACGCAACACAAGCAGCCATACGCGCAGGGTATTCTGTGAATACAGCGGAAGCAATTGGGTTTGAAAACTTGAGAAAACCTAAGATTGCACAGGCGATTGCGGAACGGATGGCGGAGCGGAGTCGCAGGACGGGGGTGAACCAGGATCGGATTGTTCTTGAATTAGCAAAAATCGCCTTTGTCAATGCTGCTGATATGATTGATCCGGAGAATGCCACAATCAAGGAAGATGCATCCTCTGATGATACTGCGGCTATTCAATCGGTAAAAGTAAAGGTGATCCCAACAAAAGAGGGTGAAGGGGTTGAACGTGAAATCAGGCTGAACGACAAATTGAAAGCCCTTGAACTTTTAGGGAAACACTTGGGTATGTGGAATGACAAGTTGGATGTGAACCTAAATGTCCCAGTTGTTATTTCAGGGGAAGATGATCTTGAAGATTAGTAGTCAATACGTTTTTGATTATCAGAAACATATCTATTTGCCTGAGCAGTGCGCAGTCACTTCCGGTAAGCGTAAGATTTCCCTTCCTGAATACGTTGGTAAGGGGTATGGCTCTTTCTGGAAGTGGAAAGGCAGATACCGGGTTTGCAAGGGAAGCCGTGCAAGCAAGAAATCAAAGACAACCGCTTTATGGTATATCGTGAACATGATGAAGTACCCTGACGCTAATCTGTTAGTTGTCAGGAAGGTATTCAGGACACTAAAGGATTCATGCTTCACGGAATTAAAATGGGCGATTAACCGTTTGGGGGTTCAAAACCACTGGGAAATAAAAGAAAGCCCCCTTGAAATGACCTACAAGCTAACGGGACAAAAGATATATTTCCGGGGACTAGATGATCCCTTGAAGGTTACTTCGATCACCGTTGAACATGGATATCTGTGTTTTATGTGGATCGAGGAGGCATATGAGATCGGCAACGAGAATGATTTCAATATGCTGGATGAATCCATCCGTGGAGCAATCCCCCCTGAAACGGGGCTTTTCAAACAGATCACTTTGACCTTCAACCCGTGGAATGAACACCACTGGATGAAGAAGCGGTTCTTTGACAACCCGGATGATGAAACCCTTGCTATGACCACGAATTACCTTTGTAATGAATGGCTGGATGAAGCGGATCGCAAGGTGTTTGAAACAATGCGCCTGAACAACCCCCGCCGTTACCGTGTGGCTGGTTTGGGTGACTGGGGAATCGTGGAAGGGCTTATCTTCGAGAACTGGGAAGAAAAGGCTTTCGACATTGACAAGATCAGGCAGATGGCAAGCGTCAAGTCTGCTTTCGGTCTGGACTTTGGATATACAAACGATCCTTCCGCTTTGTTTTGTGGGCTGGTGGATGAATCAGCGAAAACCTTATGGGTTTTTGATGAAATGTATAAGCACGGCATGAGCAACGAACGGATCGCTGATGAAGTTACCACAATGGGGTATCGGAAAGAGCGGATCAGGGCAGAAAGCGCAGAGCCGAAAAGCATTGACCGCTTGTATGATCTGGGACTTTCCCATATCCAGCAGGCAAGGAAGGGCAAGGACAGTGTAAACAATGGCATTGACTACTTGCAGGACTATCACATTATTGTTCATCCCCGGTGCGTCAACTTCATCACTGAAATTAGCAATTACACATGGGACACTGACACAAAGACCGGGAGGCGGCTGAACAAACCCATTGATGATTTTAATCATCTGATGGATGCTATGCGCTACGCCATGGAAGATTTCAGCAAGGGGGATGCTTTCAGCTTTGAATAAAAATATCACATTTGTAACGGGGAGCCTTGGAACGCTGATGTTTCTGGGCTTTTGTTTTTATTGTGCAATATGGAAAGGGGTGAAAACATATGCTGAACTTTGTTGACTTCCTGACAAGCAAGGTCACGAACCTGATCTTGCAGGGGGCAAGAAGCCGCATGAGCGACAAGGAATTCCTGGAAAAAGAGATTGCCCGCTGGAAGAACAGCCCGCAGCGGATCATGCAGATCAAGGGACATTTGTATTATGACAATGAGCATGACATTCTGAAGCGGAAGCGGACAATGATTGGGGAAGGCGGCAAGCTGCAAATAGTTGAAAACCTCCCGAATAACCGCCTGATTGATAATCAGTATGCAAAGATGGTGAACCAGAAAGCGAACTACCTACTTGGGCAGCCTTTTATTGTGAAGGGGGATAACACGGAGTATATTGAACTTTTGAAAGAAGTGTTCAATAAGAGGTTCATGAAGACGCTGAAAAATGGCGGGAAGGCTGCTTTGAATGGTGGGCTTGCGTGGCTATACCCATATTACACGGATGCCGGGGAACTGGCTTTCAGGCTGTTCCCGTCTTATGAAATACTCCCCTTCTGGAAAGACAGCGAACACACTATACTTGATTTTGCGGTCAGGCTGTATCTGGTGACTGGGTATGAAGGGACGACACCGAAAGTTATTGAGAAGGTGGAAGTTTACGATCTGACCGGGGTTCACAAGTTTATTCTGGACGGCGGGGTTCTGATCCCGGATATAAGCACGGAGGAAGAAAATTTTGAATATACCTATGTCACCGTGACGAACGACAAAGGGGAAGTGACCGGGCTGAACTGGGAGAAGATACCGTTGATCCCACTGAAATACAATGAAGGCGAAATCCCTCTTCTAAAAAAGGTGAAATCCTTGCAGGACGGAATCAACGTCATGTTGTCGGACTTTGAAAATAATATGCAGGAAGATTCCCGCAACACAATTCTTGTTCTGAAAAATTATGACGGGCAGAATTTAGGGGAGTTCAGAAAGAACCTTGCAACATTCGGTGCGGTGAAAGTTCGCTATGACGGTGAAACCAAAGGCGGAGTTGAAACCCTTGAAATCACGGTGAACGCTGAAAATTACAAGGTTATCTTGGAGATATTTAAGAAAGCTCTGATTGAAAATGCCATGGGATATGATGCGAAGGACGATCGACTTTCCGGCAATCCCAACCAGATGAACATTCAGAGTATGTATAGCGACATTGACCTTGATGCTAACGATATGGAAACGGAGCTCCAAGCTGCCTTTGAAGAAATCCTTTGGTTTGTCAACGTTCATTTTGCCAATACCGGAAAGGGAGACTTTGACGGGGAAAAGGTGGATGTGATCTTCAACCGGGATATTCTGATAAACGAAACAGAAGCTATTGAAAACTGTGCAAAGTCAACGGGTATTCTGTCAGATGAAACGGTAGTTGAACAGCATCCTTGGATTGATGATCCAGAGAAAGAAATGGAACGCCTGAAAAAGCAGAAAGAGGAAGAACAAGCGGAGTTTGAGCGGCAGCAGGGTTATAACCCATTCAGTCAGCAGGTCAAGCCTGATAATGTTCCGGGGAAATCCCCGCCAAAGAAAGAGGGTGATCCAGATGGCAAAGGTGAAAAAGTTTGATGTACTGATTGTCCCCCGCTTTTTGAAAGGCGGTGTTGCTGGTGAATAACGGTGATTATTGGAAAATCAGGTTCGGGCAGCTTGAAGCGGTGCAGAATCAGAAAGGCGCCGATGCTTATGCGGAAATCGAAAAGATTTACAAGCAGGCGCAGAAAGAGATTGAAGGAAAGACCAACACATGGTATCAGCGTTTTGCAACCAACAACGGGATATCAATGGTAGAAGCCCGGAAGATGCTTTCTGGAACAGACCTGAAAGAATTTAAGTGGGATGTGAAAGATTATATCAAGTACGGGCAGGACAACGCTTTGATGGGCGGGTGGACAAAGGAACTGGAAAACGCATCCGCAAAATTCCACATTTCCCGCCTTGAAGCCCTGAAAATGCACACCCAACATAGCCTTGAAGTCATGTTTGAAAAGCAGCTTGGGATCACCACCGGGACAATGACGGATATTTTTGAAAGCGGGTATTATCATACCGCCTATGAACTACAAAAGGGGTTCGGGATCGGCTGGGATATTGTGGGATTGGATCAGGCGCACATTGGAATGTTACTTTCAAAACCGTGGGCGGCTGACGGAAAGAATTTTTCCGAAAGGATTTGGAGTAATAAGCAGAAGCTGATTTCTGAGATTCACAATGAACTTACCCGGAATGTCATGTTGGGGCAAGACCCGCAGAAAGCCATTGACGCAATCACAAAGAAGATGAGCGCTTCAAAGCATAATGCGGGGCGTCTTGTCATGACGGAAGAGGCGTATTTCAGTTCGGCAGCGCAAAAGGAATGCTTCAATGAGTTGGGTGTGGAAGAATATGAGATTGTGGCAACGCTGGATTCCCATACTTCCGACATATGCCAAAGCCTTGATGGGCAAGTGTTTCCCATGAAGGATTTTGAACCGGGTGTAACAGCCCCACCTTTTCATGTGTATTGCAGGAGTACCACTGTTCCGCATTTTGATGAAGATTTCGGTCAGGCTGGGGAACGGGCTGCAAGGGGCGAGGACGGAAAGACCTACTATGTGCCGGCGGACATGACCTACGAGGAATGGAAAAAGACTTTTGTGGATGGCGGCAAAAAGCCCGTAGCACAAACAGATGTGAATGGCATTCCAAAACATGATGATCCTAAAACACTAGAAAAGCTTGATATTTCTGATGAAAATGTGGTATTATCAAAACTGGAGGTATATGAGGGAGAGATTGCAGATAGCCCAATTGAAAATGCCATTGTCATTTCAAAGGATGGGTTTGTAACGCAATGCTTCGGGACTCTGAACGGGGTATATCCAGATGCGGATTTAGGGGAAAGGCTAAAGGGGGCGTATGTGACCCATAACCATCCTGCTGGTTCTGAGAACGAATATTCCTTTAGTAATGCGGACATAAGAATTTTTATAAACAGCGAATTGGAAGTCCTGCGGGGAATTGATGAAAAATATATTTATGAGTTGACTAGAAATGCGAAGGTATCGGACGACCATGTGTCTTTAGAGGAACTGATGTTATCGGATGGTGATTTTGCCAGGCATGAGAATGTGATTGATATTGCTAGGCGACATGGAATTGGGTATCGGAGATGGAAACGTTGAACATGCAAAAAGAATCTTTTGAAAGGCTTACAAGCCAACAAAAATCTGACTTGGAGAAAGAGGTTTCTGAACTGTTCCTATGGAATGAGAGAGAAAGGGCGAAACTGGAAGCCGAACTGCGAAAGGAAGGAAAATGGCAGGAATTTGGGTTGGATTCAAACCAGCAGCATTATGCAGGAATTATTAAAGAGTTTCAGGAACGTTTCCATGCGATAAAAGTGAAATATGGGATTATTAAATAAATTCAGCATGATTGGCACTTTTGAAAATGAGCTTTCAAAAGTGCTTTTTTCACGCGTATTTTCAGGAAGGGAGGTGAACAACGTGACAGAGAAAAAGTTTTTTGATCTGGTAAAAAGTACAGTTTGCGATTATGTCAATGGGCATCTGGACAAAACCGATGGCAAGTCAGTTACTACGGATGATGTTTATGTAGTATGGTACTGTAAAACTCTCCAAAACTGGAAAGCCCTTGCAAGCACAACATTACCAGACGGGATGTATTATGAGTTGGCATTGAATGGCGATAAAGAAGAGTTATATTTTGATGCATACAAAAAATTTGAAAATCGCTGTATAGCACTCTGATATTTTGTAACAAGTAACAAGCTCAATGAAAGGATGGAACAGCAATGAAGAAAGCGGAATTTATTGCCCTTGGCATCAGCGAGGAACTGGCAGCAAAAGCGGAAAAGGCTTCGCTGGATGAGCTGAAGGGCTATGTGGAGAAGGCCAAGCATGATGAAGTCGTCGAGGAAAGCAAGGCGCTGAAAGCGCAGGTTGCGGACCGTGACAAGCAGCTTGAAACCCTGAAAGCGTCTGCCGGGGACAACGAGGAGCTGAAAAAGCAGATAGAAACCATGAAGCAGCAGAACGCAGACCAGGAGAAGGCGCACAAGGCAGAATTGGCGCAGCTGAAGCTGGATAATGCTATTGAAACCGCCCTGACCTCTGCCGGGGCAAAGAACAGTAAAGCGGTGAAAGCCCTGCTTGATGTTTCAAAGGTGAAGCTGGGAGAAGATGGGAAGCTGACTGGCTGGGATGATCAGATTAAAGCGATCCAGAAGTCGGACGCTTATCTGTTCAACACAAAGCAGCAGAACAGTTTCCGGGGGTTGCAGCCGGGAGCATCCGGGGACGATAAGCCGGGAACGAAGGTTGATATGTCGAAAATGACCTATGAGGAACTGGCGGCATATATGGAGAACAACCCGGGCGAAGTATAATAACAATTTTTAAGAAAGGATGATAAAAAGATGGCTAAATTTGACGCAAAGAGTTTTAACGAAAAAGCATTTGGAAAATATATGTCCGCCATCCCTAATGTGAAGCTGAACAAGTTAAGGGAGTGCAGGGCGATTGTTTCCGATCAGCGTTTGCGGG